ATTCGCCTGAGCCCGAGTGCTACTAAAGCATTCCATCTCAAGACGACAGGTAGCAAATCCCGCTAAGCCCCAGCCACCAGCAGTTACATGCTCATGGTTGGTAGATATTTTGTTGTAAACAATAGCCGGAAGCTGTGCTCCCTGCGGCAAATCATCAGGATAAATTCGTGTCGATGTTAGCGAGGTTATCGCTGTTCCCGTATTGTTTAGCAAAAAGCTTCGTACAGCGGATGCAACGTCAGCCACTTACGTTACCCTCCATATGCATTTTGACCGAGCGATCAATGCCCTCTGCCATGATCTTTTTGACCATAGCATCCGTAGCATCTTGCACTTCCTGCGATAGCCGGCGTTTAGCTTTTAGCCTAGCCCGATAACGTTTAGGATCGTTCTTGTCCACAGCCCAAAATGACATTTTGCGTGAGGTAGTGCCGTAGTAGTCAAAGTAGGACTTTGCTCCATGTGGATATTCCGGCCCAATAAATGCCGTGACAGCAAACTTGCCATATTTGCGAATCACATAGTTAATGGTTGATCGCGTCCTTGGAAAACTGGCAAACTTACGAGTTTGTGCATGTAGCCTAGACCATTTAGCACGATCTTCTGGTTCTGATTGCGGCATCTTAGACCGAAAGACGTTGGCAACTAGTCTTGCAGCATGATCAATGTGAACATCAGAAACATCGCGGCTAACCCTAACTGGCAGATCATCCAGTTGCTCAACTAGCTTTGTTAGATCGCTAATGTCTATCGCAGCCTCAAAACGCTTCTGCGTTCCCTTTTTGTAGTCGGGCTGGTTGATGCGTGTAAATGGCTTTCTAGATCCCATCGTTATTCACCGTTCGGCAATAGAGATCTAAGTATCGCTTGCTTCCAACGACTGGGCTGACAAAAGCAATGTTGTAGATCACACCATCAAAACGAACTCGCATCTGTGGCGAAATATCCTGCTGGTAACGCATGGTAAACACTGCTGATATGCCGGCTTCCACTTGACCACCACGAAAGTTTTCGCCGCCTCGGACGCTGTGATAAGCAGCAGGAACGCTTTGCAAAAAGATTTGCCAAGACGCAATGGGCTGACCTGTTTCGCTATCGAGCGTAATGTCTGGCTCCTCAATAACGATCCGGTCGCGCATTGAGCCAATGGCAAACCGCTTACCTTGGTAATTTGTCATGGATAGCTTTGCCTAATAAAGCGGCGAACTAAATGCTCGTAAGCAGGATAACCAGCAAGCGCCTCGGTAATAGGCTCGCCTCGATGCTCAAAGTAAAACACTGCCAAAAGTAAAAGTGCTTGCTTTAGCGATTGCGGGACTGCAGTTGCAGCAGCGCCGTAGCCAGTAACAAACTTAATCTCGACAGCATCATACCTATCGGTCGTCGTCGGCCAATCTTGATTGTACTTAAGCAATATGCGACTATTGCCAGCAGGTACGGTTCCAGTTGCCCCGTCGAGCGCGTATATGCTCGTAGGAAGCGTTTGCTGAGCATTCGCGCTATCGTAGTACTTAATCCAGGTAATCGACTGTATTGGCCTAATAGGAATGATAATGTAGTCGCCACCGAACCTATCGAGCGTGTAAGTCCAAGTCTCGTTGGTAAGCTTTAGACCCGTATCGTGCTCAAACTGCTCGGTGACGGCTTTAATGGTCTTTTCAAGTTGCTCGTCGTGAGTCGTGTCGTCGTCAGCGATCTCAAGTTGCTTCTTGAGCTCAGCCACCTCAAGAGGATATGCCGCCTTGGCAGTATTTAGCACCAAATTTTCAAGTGCATTTTGAAGTGGCTTCATTTTGTCGCTCATGGCGTTTCATCACCCTTTGAAGTTTCTTCAGGCTCTCTGCTTGCTCGCCAATCTTTCGGGTACTTGTGGACGACTTGGTAGTTGTCGTCAAACACAGCAACCATTTCTTCCATGTGACCAATTCTTACTGCTGGATCGACGTAGAGCGTGTTCCCACATTCTTTCCATCTGTGCCAAAAGTAAATGTCGTCATCGATTTTGCCGCTTTCGTCTTCCCACTCGCCGCCGGTTCCTGGTGTTGACCAGAACCAAGGCTTTGGCATCTTAGCCACTTTGCTCAGCCTAATCGCAGTCAATCCAAAATGAGCTGTCGATACCTGCACTGGTTTACCATCCCAGTCGAGTTCCGTTTGCCCTTTAATTGTCATCAGTGGAAAATGTCCGCCACGACGAGCTTGCATAGAAGCCACAGCATCGATGTCAGGCCTCATTGCCAGCGTTCTTAGCAGCGCCATGATGTCTTCTGGCATAAACATTGAATCAAAGTCGATAGTTAGTGCGACCTCGATACCAACATCAATGGCAGCATCAAAAAGCCTCTGCATGCACTGACCATAAAACACGCCCTGTGCGGTGTGCAGCGGTATTCCAAGTCGCAGCAGTGCCGACTGAATAGTGTTCCTGCACAGCACATTTTCGTAGCGAGGTAGTGTCATAAACGCACACACTCGCATCTCAGTTGACTCGTTTTGTTCGCTCATGGATTAGCCCAATCCTTTACAGCAAAAATATCCCAGTTCACAAATCGAAACAGATAACCATTATCGCTCAGCCACTGTGCAATAAAGCTCGCCCGCTCACCATCACCGTTGTGCTCTATTGTCCAGCACTGCACATGATATTCGTTAGGATTAAAGCTACGCAAGATGTCTGGTTCTGAGCCCTCGGTGTCTAAAGAAATGTAATCAATCACCTTCGGTGCATTGCACTCAGACAAAATGCTCATCAAGCTTTTAGACTCCATGTAGATGGGATCTTTGCATTGCTCATTGATGCCGGAGAGCATCGTATTGATGCCGCTAACTTCAAAAGGAAATCGCACACCATCACGCTCATGCACTAGCGACTTTACGCACTTGCATTCTCGATTGACGACCAGTTTGTCAAAGATCTCTGGAACAGGCTCTATGCAGATACCGCTCCAGTTTAGGTTGCGCTCAAAAGCATAGGTGTTAGAAAATTCAACACCATCGTGAGCGCCAATATCAACAAAAAAACCACTTCGTTTATACTTCAGATGCGAGGCAACCCACGCATCCTGCAGTAGCTGCCCGTGCCACGCAAGCATGTTGTGTCTCTAAATAGCCCAGCCCTAAAACCCTCCAGTAAGATAGGGCTATCACTTACTGGAGGGCGACCGCAGCATACGCCACGGGCATTAACCAATTACAACAACATCGCCCATTTGGCTTGTTGAAATTGGAGCAATTTGCTTCTCAAGATTCGATACTGCACCCATCAGGATGACATCGTTGCTCGAGTTAGGAGTGGTAAACGACAGGCGAAGATATCGCTTGCGTGGCTTCAGGTTGACATGGTAAACGACGACCTTTGTTGCGGTGCAGTCTTCAGCGGTTCGCTCAAAGCTTGCGCTGAAGGTAGCAAAGGAAGTTGCGTTGGTGTCGTCTGCTTCCAGCAGCGAAATCGTTGGGCCAGTCGCGTTGGTGTTGAGTTCGGCAGCAAGTGCGATCTCAATCGTTGCGTAATCGGAACCTTGGCAATCAAGGTTAGCAGTCGTCGTCGTGTTGCTTGCACAACTCTTTGGTGCTACCAAGATTGCTCGGGTCATTCGTTGAGCTTGAATCATAAAAACCTCGTATAGAAAAAACGGTTGTTGTCAAAAACTAGCAGAGCAAAACTTAAGCAGCAAACTTGAGAGCAACAACTGGTCCGCAAGCGGAAGCTGTGCCAGTTTCATGAACCACAACGTCGAAGCGAGTGGTAGCGCGGATAGCAACTTGATCGAATTCAAAATAGCGACTGCTATCGCTTACGATTTCGATGCCAGAACGAGATCCCATTGCTGCAGCCATCGACAAGTCACCAAAGTAACCGAAGATGGTTGAAGCAGTGCTGGTCAAGGCACTGGTAAGAACCTGAGTAAAGATAACTGGGTAACCCATGAACTGCACCTGCGAAACGCCGTTTTCGAGGATCTGCACGGTGTTACCACCAGCAGCAGCCAGAAGACGAGCCATCGAAGCGAAGTAGCCAGCGCTGTGGATGTACCAAGCAGGTCGAATGCCTGGAAAGCGTGGCAACTTGCCCATAGCAGAGGTAAAGGATGCAGTGGTCAAATCAGCAAACACATCTTCGCCAGTGCCGAAGGTGTAAACCGCACCTGCAGCCAACGCGCTCTTAAGACCAACAATGCCGCCGTAGGTTGAAGTACCGTCACCATTGAAGGTGCATTCGTCTTCTTTGTTGGCAATCTGCAGTGCCATTTCGTTGGCAACAAGATCAGCCAGCGAGATGATCGAGTCAGCATTGAGTTCGCTCGACAAGCGAGTCAAAATCATAAGCTTCTTTGCATCCAAGCGAACTTGGCTAAACGACATGTCGCTTTCAGTGCCAGCAGAGTTTTCACCAACAAAGTAGCTGGTAAACCCGCTCTGGCGACGAGGAATGTTAAGCGACATGCTGCTCATCGGCCAAACTCGCAAAGCACTGCGAGCCACGCCGTACTCTTCACGCAAGTTGATGATCGCGTTTTCCATCACATCAGGCACAAGATAGCCACCAGCGGTGTTGCTGGATTCGCTGTGAGCAGCCTGGATACCGATGCCGTGGTCACTGCACCACTGCTTGGCATCTGGAGCGCCGACTGTAACAGCTCGGATAAACTGACCAGCAGCATAAGCATCAACATCGCTTTTGAATGCCTTCAGCTTGCTGTGACGCTTAGCCGAGGCTGGAATCTTGACTTCTGGCTTCTGGTCGTGAACGACAGGACGAACATTCAAGATCTCTTTCGCCTTAGCTTCAAGACGAATCTGACGCTCAAGGTCTTTTTGCAACTGATCAACAATGCCGGTTTCGCCAGTGATCTGATCAATCGATGTCTTTTCCTCGGCGGATAGATCGCGATTTTCCTGTTCAGCCAAAGCAACGATTGCTTGAGCCTTGGCAACTTCTGCCGAAATCTGTTCGCGTAACTTCTGGGAATTAGCCACTGTGATGGCTCCTTACTGAAAAATACAGCAAGTGCCAAAAAAAATAGCGGCACTTGCGTGAAACGAAACGATAAACGCTTCGACTCCACCTATGCCGCTAACTAGTTGCAATGGTTATGTCGTGACTGCTTTAAATATAAGCAGTTTTAATTGTTTGTCAAATTGACCGCACTTTCAGTTCTTTTAGGCGATTGACGATCTTTGCCATGTCCCGAGTGCGAGTGCCAGCAGAAATCGTTGCCTGACCCACATCGCTAGGGACGTTATTGTGCATTCCCTTTGGAACCTGCGGCGATAGTTGGCTTTCGCCATCGATTCCGTCGATAAACTTTTTAGCTAAGGCATCGGTAGCGGAGAGCCACGTTTCTGCAGCCATCATGTCGCGAATCTCTGATTCACCAAGACCTGTCTTCTTCTTGTAGATATCAACAAGACCATTGGTGTAGAGATCCAGCACATCGGCCGTTTTGCGAAGCTTGCTGGCGTTACCCATCTCGAATGTCCATGGATCATGGATCATCAGCTTGGCATTGCTTGCCATCACAACTGTTTCACCAGCTAAAGCGATCACGCTCGCAATAGATGCAGCGACACTATCCACAACAACATTAACACCAGCTGCGTGACGAGATAGGGCATTATAGATGGCGATTCCTTCATCGACAGATCCTCCTGGCGAATTGATGCGGATGGTCATTCGCTTGCTTTTGTTTTCAGCCAGCGCCGCGATAACATCCTCTGAGCCAATGTAACCTGCCCAGGATGGGCCGATAATGTCGTACAGGTAAATTTCGCTACCGTCTACTTTAAACATTTTTTGATACCTCTTTTACGAGTTTATTTAGCCGAGTATCCCAAGCAGCAATCTCTTCTTTAAGCTTGGCTTCAAAATCTTCTGCAGTCACATTGTCGCAGATAGTCATTAATAGTCGCCGTGAATCTTTGCACCAGTGCATGGCAATCTTAGAATTGTCACAGTACTGGGCGATGCCACGGTTCAGTGTTTCTTCAAACTTAGGATAAAACTTGTCCATAAAGGCTAGGAATTTGTTAGGCGACTTGCTGGCATCAATAAGTCTATTTTTCTCAACAGTTAATAGGTGACTTAAATGAGACTTTATCGCCTTGCTGTTCTTGTCGTTCGGGCTGTCGACGAGGTCGCTTTCAGCGCTATCCTCAAGGTCATTTTCATCCTCAGCATCCTCGGCTGCATTGCCCATCTGATCCGCGCCTGAACTTGTCGCAGGATTCATGTAATACTCGCCGCCCTCGTAAGGATTCATTTCTAGCACTGCACGAGCTTCGTTTG